AGGGACAGGCCGTGGTTTCGGTACAGGCGCATCGCCTCGTCCGCCATGTCCCATTCGTCGTAGCGTCGGTACGCGATCGCGACTTCGAGGATGCGTCGGCGCACGGCCTCGTCTGGCGTCTTGGGCGCGGTCGGGTAGGTCACTCCTCGCCCCCAAACGCCGCCGCGGCGTCGTCGTACTCAGGCGGGACCGGGCGGCCGTTGGGCTCCGGGGCCGAACGCTTGCCGTCGCCGGTGACGCGGAGGGTCACCTTGCGGGGCTTGCGCCGGGGTAGCTTGACCTCCGCATGCACGGGGCGCTTCAGGTCCGGCGAGCCGACCACGCGGATCCCCGGGACCTTGTCGCGGCCCAGGCTCACCTGCTCACGGTGGATCGTGACCCGGGATCCGGACCAGTCCGCGGTGTCCTCGCCGAACATGGCCGCGAGGCATTCCGCGTTCGTGCGATTGAGGACCCAGCCCCGATCCGACTCGCGGAAGTAGCAGACGGGCTTCTCCTTCACGGTGCCGTCGGATTGCTCCATGGCGACCATCCGGACGTCACGGATCGTGCGGGTGACCTCGCGGCCCTCTGGCAACTCGACTGCGGCGATGTAGTCGCCTCGGAACATGGCGCGGTAGTGCATGCTGTCCTCCTGTGTCATCCGGTTATCCAATCCGGATCGCGTTCATGGGGTCGTCATCGTCGGGGAAGGCCCACTTGGGCAGGTCCACCGGCTCGACGTCCGGAACCTGACCCGGCCACGTGTCGGTGTCAACGGCGCGGGCCCACTTTTCCAGCAGCTCCCGACGCCACTCCGCGCCCGCGTACAGGGCATCTTCGTGGACGTGGTACACGCCGACGTCGTGGGGCGCGTCCGGCTCGACGGCCACGATGTAGCAGGCGGGTTCGGTGCCGGTCAGGGCCTCGACGCCAGCCGCGTAGTGGGCCATCTGCCCGTGCCACCCCATCTTCGCGATGTGCGGCAGGAACCGGCGCGGCTTGATCGAGTTGGTGATCTTCAGGTCCACCAACGTCACCCCGTCACCGGCCCGCAGGTAGTCCGCGAGCCCCTTCATGGTCCGGGGCTTGCCCGCGACCTCCTCCTCCCAGAACATCGGGACCTCGGCATCGCCACCGGTCAGCAGGCGCGATGCGTGCGGGTGCGCGCGGACGGCGTCGGCGATGGCCCGCGCCGCGTCCCGCTCGCCGTCCTTGGCGATGGTCCGGCCCGCGTGCTCGGCCTGGAACTCGTCCCACGCCTTGCCCCGGCGCGTCTTGCCGGGGAACACCACGACCTCGCGATCGAACCGGTCCGGCTCCAGGACCGCCATATGGGCCAACGTCCCGAACGCCATGGCGGCGGTCGTCGTGATCGGGTGCGTCTCCCGGTGCCGGAAGTGCAGCGGCGAGACGTCGATGTGCTTCAGCCGGGACCAGTTGAGGCCGGGGGCTGAGCGGTAGTCCTTGGACATGGATCCTCCTTTGCGCCGGGTTTCCGCCCCGGCTGTCCACCGACTAACGCGCCGTCGGAGAGACGCAAAAAGAAAACGCCCCGGCGCCACGAAGGCTGCCGGGGCGGACGTCGGCGGACAAGGAGGCGATCCGCGTTCGTCTCGACGGGTGGATAGTCCGTCTAAGGGTGGGCCTATCCCAACAGGCCAAGGGCGAGCAACAGGGACAGGACAAGGCACAGAATCCCCAGGCCGGCCATGGATTCGGCCGCGTCGTCGTCCTCCACGCGCCACGATCCGCCCACAAGGGCGAGCCCGATCACGGACGCGAGGACGGCAGCGGCGGCGGACAAGGGGGTCATGAGGTGGAGATAACCGATCGGTATTCGATTCGTGCGCCGGCCAGTGTTGCGTGGCCGATTCCGTCCATCATGCCGTCGGATATTCCGAGGTCGATGTAGACCACCACCGCGTCGGCGTGTTCGATCCATGCCCAACCCGCCATCATGCCGGCGTGTCGCTGCACCGGGTCCGCGTCGTCCAACACGCCCGGCTGCGTCAGTAGGAGGTGGGACGCGATGGGCGCCTCCCCGCGTTGGATGCAGTCGCGGAGACACGCGCGGGCGTACTCGACATGGCGCGCGATGCCCTCGGGGGTCGGGGCGCTGTACGGAGACTCGACGACGACGCGCCTCATCAGAACATCGCCATGGTTTGATCGGTGTCGGACAGGTTCGCGACCGCCTGCCGGTAATAGGACGGTTTCAGTTCCGCGCCAACGAACTTTCGGCCCATGTCGACGGCCACGACGCCCTCAGATCCGATGCCCATGAACGGGGACAACACCACGTCGCCGGGGTTTGACCACAGCCGAATCGCGCGACGAATGACGCCAAGCTGGAGCGGGCAGATGTGCCGCTCGTCGTCGTGCTCTCGGGCGCTCCGATACTGGAGCGTGTCGGATTGGTCAATGTCCATCCAGACCGGAGATGCGTACCTCTGCCACAGCGTGACCGGGAAGTCATCCGACGTCTTGGTGACGGGTTGCGGGTTGTCGCCGGGCTTCCGGCACGTCACGAGGTACCCCGGCTCGCCATCCGGGGGCTTGCCCACGGTCACGAGATAGTCCGGGATTCCCTGTCGGCTTCGGGCGCTGTCCTTCCTGAGTTGCTTGTACAGCAGACCCAGGGCCTTGGTTCGTTGCATGGCGGTCACGGGGTCTTTCCAGATCGTGACCTCGGAATGGTAGACGAACCCTTCATCTTGGAACAACCGGATCAGGTCGCCGCGGAAGTCTTTGAGACCAATGTACCCGTCCCGAACCTTGGATGCGGTCAGGTTCATGCAGTGGAACGACACGAGGCGCCCCGGAATCAGGACCCGGTACAGTTCTCGGACGAGGTACCGAAAGTGGTCTGCGAACTCGCCATTGTCTCGGACGTTGCCCATGTCGCGCGGGTCGTCGCTGTACGTGTAAAGCGACGCGAACGGCGGCGAAAACACGGAATAGCCGACCGACGAATCCGGAAGATCCCGCAGGACCTCTACACAGTCGCCGTGGTACGCGGCGAAATTGTCCGCCACCTTTTGATCAATCGCAGGCATAGTCACCCTCCTTGGTATGTAGCCAGTCCGGGATAGTCACGGCCCGGTCCGCGTTTTTCGGTGTCCCGGCGCGCCGCCCCACGACAGCCGCCATCTGCTCGTCCTTCATGAGCGCAACCATCTGGGATGCCATTTCGTCCGCAGCGTCCGCCTTTCTGGCAAGGCTGGCGGCGATTGCGCCGTCGGCCGGGGTCTGCAATACGTAGACGTCTACAGGTTCGGTCTGGCCAAATCGCCAACACCTGCGGACCGCTTGGTAAAACGATTCGTATGAGTGCGTAGCCCCAATGAACACCATGCGCCGGCAGTGCTGCCAATTCATCCCAAAACCCGCGATCGATGGCTTGGTGACAATGACCCGCGCATCACCGGTAGAGAATCGGTCTAGCCTCGCGGCCTTGTCCTCGGGGTCGTCCGATCCCCGCACTTCGACAGACCCCTCAATCGACCGGGATGCTGCGGCTGATTCGTCGTTCAATTCGCACCACACGATGCATGGACCGCCGTCGGACGCCAGCGTGCGCGCCATGTCGATCCGCTCCGGCATCGTCTCCCGGCGCGTCCGCCGCTGGTCGTTCAGTCCCATGGCAGGCGCCGAGAACAGTGCCCCAGCCTCCGGCTCCGGTTCGTCTCCGACCTGCACTTGATGAATGCGGAGCGGGGGCAGGTCGTACCCGTCATCACTAAACCCGAGGTCGGATGGCTTCCGGACGACGACAGCCCACGTCGCCACCCATGCCCAAAAATCGGATCGGGCGTGACCCTTCAGTCGCCAGCCGCGCGCCGACGACGACGAACCGTCGTGGACAAAGAACTCGGCCAGCATTTCCTGCCGCGTCGACACGCCCAGGAACTCGGCATGGTTGCCTAGTTCCGTATGGTCGTTTGGCGCCGGCGTGGCGGTACACGCGAGCCGGTACGGGAACGCCTCGAACTTGTCGATCAGCATGGTACGGGTCGCGCCGTCGTAGGACTTGAGGATCGATGATTCGTCCAGCGCCACGCCTCCAAACACCGACACGTCCATGCGCTCGACCCGTTCATAGTTGACGAGCCGGACATCGCCGTCGCCGTCGGCTCGGGTTGCGCGGACGCCGATCGACCCGGCCTCTCGGATCGTCTGAGGGATGACCGAAAGTGGTGCAATCAAGAGGACGGGGCGCCCCGTATGGTGGGCCACGGATCGACACCATTCAAGCTGCATCCTGGTTTTCCCGAGGCCCGTATCTGCGAAGATGGCGCACCGGCCCATGCGGCAGGCCCACGACACGATCGCGCGCTGGTGGTCAAATAGCGACGGATGGAGGTTCGGCGGCTCGAACCCCGACGGGGCGTGTGTGCGGCGCTTTGAATCAACGAACGTGTGGTAATCGGTCATTGGCCACGCTCCCAGAACTTGCGCGCCGCCTTGCGGGCCTTGTGCGCGGTCGACTTGGTGCCGACCCACCGCCGGACGATCACGCCGCCGACGTCGTAGCGCGCCATGATCTCCCGTTCGCCGGCTTGACCGCCTTCGATGTCGATGCCGATCAAGGTTCCGTTCGTCATGCTGACCTCCTTCAGTGCCGGCGTCCCCGCCTGACGCAGGTCAAATAGCGCGGGCGCGGGCGCGCGCAAGGACAAATCCAAAGAAAATCAGCGACTACGATTCACCGCGCGCCACCGACAGCCCGGCCGCATTGAGTTTGTATCCGGACACGCCGCGGGCCCTGGCGACGGTGATGGACGACCGGGCGTTGCCTCCGCGGGTCAGGTCAAGCCACCCCGCCGCGCGCCACCGGTCCACGGTCTCGGACGGGTCGTGTCCGAGGCGCTTTAGCTCCTCGTGGACGGTCGCGGCCACAAGGCGCGCGCCCCCGGTGGACTCCTCCGCGATCCAACCGCCCGGGGGCGTCCGCTCCGTGGTCCCGTCGCACACCCGGCCCTGGGCTTGCGCAAGGCCCCACAGGGCCATGAGCGCCGCCGCGTGCGTGTCCGCGCTCCGGACGCTGTACCGGGCCGCGTCCACGGCCTCGTTCATCACGCCGTCACATCGGGGGAGGCCCACGGCCTCGCAGACGTCCACCGACGTAGCAATGGCCGCGATAAGCTGCGACAACCGGCGCTGCACCGCGCTCCCGTGCGATGCGGCCTCCAGGTGCGTCCGATACCATGCGCGGGCCTGCGCGGCGTTGCCGTCCATCGCCAACCACGCGACCACACGCATCCCCAGGTGCCCGAAGTGCTCGCGGACCGATGCGCCGATCATGGTCGCGGCAAGCTCGCCGGTTGCGGCGTCGTCGCCGAGCGGGCGCCCGATCATGGTCAGGGTTCGGGGCCGGATCCCCACGTCGGACGCGAGGTCAACCGATGGCGTCTCCGAGGTCGACAGGAGCCACGTCGACACCTCGCGCTGTTCGCGCAGGCCGGTGGGGCTGCCCCTGAGTCGGCCCTTGCTCCCGGTCGCGAGGTAGATCGTGGCCGTGATCGTGCTCGCGCCGCTGTCCTTTCGGCGCTGGTTGCCGCCGCTCAGTAGGGCCTTGGTGTCGTCCAGCATCAGCGGCAAATGGTACGCAGCCGCCGCCCCGACCTCCGCGCCGACCCCGGTCGTGTCCCATCGGCGCACAAGGTCCACGGTCCCCCACACGGACGCGGCAAGGTCCATCGACACCGACTTGCGACGCATAGACGGCAATCGCGGCCTTCGGGTGACGCTTCGCATATTCCCAGCCCTCCAGCCATCCGGCCCACGTTCCGCCGCGCTGGATCTCCCGGTACCACTGACGCTCGCCATCGCTGGCGGGCTCCAGGGTGTACCGGTCAGGATCGGGCCCGATCGCCTCCTCTCCGAGCATGTACGTGGTCCCGTCCACCCATCCGGACCGGCGCACGACCCGGACCGGATCCATCGTCGCGGCGTTGTCTGCTTCGAGCGCGTCCAGCCACAGCACCACCGCCGACGCGTTCACGGACGTCACCGGGGC